GTTGGCTCCTTCAGCAAGAGCATCTTCAAGAAGCACACTTGCTTCTGAATCCATCATGCGTTCTACTTCTGTCACTGCCTTGTTCATCGTAATAGCACCAGCCCTTAGTGCCATAGTACGTGAGTCAGAGTCAGCAGAAAAATACAATGACGGTATCTTAGAGTTAACTGCATACCACAGTGCAAGCATTGTCTTACCACCGCCAGGTTGTGCAGCGATCAGGTGCAACTGCGCCTGACGAAACTGCACACCAGCAGCGGTAAGTTGAGGCATGATCTCAGCTAGCGGATGACCAGCAGGAGACTCGACTCCAACAACTTGCAACAGTGAACGCATTACTTAGTCCAGATTGTTTCGGCTTCTACTGCGCCAGGTGCGAACGGCTTAGGTCCCTTGGCTGGGTCGAACCAACCAACATAAGCCTTACCTGCCTTAGATGTACCCTTCTTCTTGGCATACTTGCCACGTCCGTCTGGTAACGCTGGTGCATCTGGGTGTCCGTATGTCCACTCATTGCCATAGCGATCCATCATTACTTCGATAGCTGCTGGTGCTGCTGGTGCAGCCTGTGCTACTGGTGTCTCAGATACTACTGTTGCACCAGGAAATGCGTTAGTAATTACTTCGGTTGAATTGAATTGTGGTGATGGATGTGCAGGTGTTGTTGCCCCTCCACCTTGTAGTGCTTTGATGAATCCAACAGCTGACTTTGCAGCTGCTACATTCTCTACGAACTCGTCGTAGTTGTTTCCTCTTACTGTGAACAAGTCACCGTTAACCTTAATGGTTACGGAGTATGTTGCTTCGTTCATTTGTTTTCCTTTCGGTTGATTGTGTTTAGCGGTATAAACCCAGTTTGTCCCATGGCGGGACATTTGTCAACAAAAGAGCACATGCGACACGAGTCACCAACTGATGGAGGGAAAATACCCTGCATCACCGAATGGTTCATCGCACCAAAAACATAATCAAAATAATCCATAGTGAGGTGATCGAGATTAATGAGATCACCTAGTGTACCTTGGCGTGTCATAAAGAACGCACCATACTTGGGACGTATTCCCATAGTCCTCTCGATACCAGCTGCATACAAGCCAGCTTGGATTGCACCGAACGGAGTCCTAGAACCTGTCTTGTAATCAACGATTACATAGTCTTCCCCTACTTTGTAAATCGCATCAACAATGAATCGTACTGGTGTGCCACCAAAGGTGACATCAGCAGCCCATTCAATTCCAGGACGTCCGTCGGGCATCGTGGCAATTTGCCAGCCAGACGACTCGTACCATTTCATGTACGACTCAACCTGCTTTAACCCATCGCTTTGCCAGAACGCTAGGTCTTCCCCATCAGGTCGCAACGCCGTCTTGCGTCCAGCTGTCTTCCACTCCGAAGAGGGAATACCTGTTTGTTCCTCAGTCTTGAGGACCGAGTCATTAAATACCTCAACCCATCGCTGTGTCAAGTTCATATCATCCATGGTTCTTCTTCTCCCTCGTCTGGCTTAATATAATCTGGGTGGTCTATTGGAGTTGGAGTTGTCATTGGTGCGCCACAGTTGGCGCAGTAGGATGCGGTTGCCCATTGAACTATCTCGTAGTCCATGAACTTAACTTGTACTACCTGCCAGTTAGATCCGCAGTCAAGACACTCATTGCTGGGGATACCGCGCTGGTCAGTCACGTTTTTGTTTAAGGTATAGTTCGTGGTTTAATAGCTCAAGCATTGTGTGAACTGCTGAACCTGCAGCCAGATAGACAGCTGGCTTCTCGGGTAGTTGGACTACCTTGCTTAGGTAATATTTCTGCGGGCAGGATTGCCAGGTCGACAGCTGACTGTAAGACCTATGTGGTGGGAGTTGATTCATAACCCAAGGCTACCACGAAACGCCCTGATTTGCGCCTTAGACACGCCGTCTGCTACCCTCTGAGGGCGGGCAACCGTGGGGCGGAAACTTCAATGAAGGGTGACGACAGTCGCTACAGCTCCCCTGAACCACCAAAGTTTTTTTGGGGGGTAGGGGGGCGTTTCTTAAATCAGGGCTCCGACAGGAGCCCTTTATTACAGGGGGTTAGCATGAAGGATTGGTTGTTCAACAAGTGGCTTAACATTGGTATTAGATTTGATTGGATCACCGAACCATACTGTTCGACCCATGACAGTCCAACAATGAGTGACGAGGAATGGCAAGAATGGGAAGATGGATTCGATCCGTGTTCGGTGGTCGTTAGAGTAAATCCATACTCAGAATATTACGGCTGGTAAATAAAAAAAGAGGGGGACAATTAAGTCCCCCTCTTCTTCTATCTCCTACCATTCTGGCGGAGCAACTGCGAGCGCATCCAGCGTGGCTATATTGATGCACCCGACTACTGGGATGCCAAGTCGGAGCTGCAACCCTTTTAACATTTCCTGTAGGGGAGCATCCAGTAGGTCATCACCAGCAACATTAAGAGCTATCCGAACTTTGGTAACTAGCTCTGATCTTTCTTCTGGTAAAAC